ACGAAGTGTGAGTGCAGCCCCGACTTGCCGTCCGCGGGCGTGGTGCACCGTTCGAGGCCCGCCAGGCCGTACTTGGCGCCGCCCTCGTGCTGTAGCAGCGCGAGAAACGCTTCCATCTCGTGTTTCGCCTCGTCCACGTCATCCGTGTCGTGGTGGAGCGTTGCGATCCAGTTCACCGACTGTGTCGACACGGGCGCTTTAGGCGCGGTCATTGTGGGCGCGGGGGGCGTCGGAGTCGCCTGTGGAGGGATGGTGTGTGAGCGCGCGCACACCAACCGACGTCGCGTGCAAAAAAACCGCATTATGCGTAGACACGGGACCGGCGCCATAAATATATTCACCATTTGAATATAAATGTCTGCTATGCAGAATTGTTATGCGTCCAACACGCTTGCACCTAATATATTGTGTGCATTGAGTGCTCAGTGTGCTAAGACGGCCGTCTGAGTGAGCTACCCTTGTCAGAGCCGGGGTCCTTCGCGTCGCTCTGTCCCGGCCGTCGCTGGGGTCGGCCACGTTGACCGTTTATTGGGGTCGGCCGCGTCACGGCACCACGATTTGTCCGCCCTGGTTCTCAAACACCAATTGGTCATTCTGACCACTCTGTTTGTAGTTGAAACCAGTGTTGTACTCGTGTACGTCCACGTACACTGATGTTGACGCTACTTGTGATGCGAGTGAACCTGTGAGAACGAAGAAGTTCTCCTGCCCGTTCGTCGCGATGCTTACGCGTACGTGTGCCGTGAACAGATAGCACGACTGTGCTGTGCCGCCTGACGAGGGTGCGCTTACCGCGTAGCTGTTGATGGAGTTTGTGCTTGCAGCGTGCCAAGTCGTTGTGACTCCGTCAATTGAAGCCGGTATGTCGTTGATGAGTTGCACGTTTCCGAATGGAACAAACTGCAGCGCGCTCGTACCCGGTGCGCCTGTTTGCGCGCTTGTGTACCTCCACGTGATTGTGTACGCGCCTGCCGTTCCAGAAGGGAAGAGGATGCCTGTGCTGAACGCCGCAGGGAACATGGTTCCGACTGGATTGAACGGTACCGTCAGTATGTTGTTTTGCTGCCCTGACAGTAGCGATGCTGGCTGGTTGCCAATGGCCACGTCCGTTGCTCCAGATGGCATGGTAGTTACTGTTCCAGTTGCGAAACCAGCGTCACCGATCGGAATCGCACCGACTCGATAGAAGACGTCGCGTTTGATCCCCAGTCCTGATGCTGAGAAGAACTTGGGCTTGCGCAGCTCAACGGTGTACGAAACCCACAGCTCACCGAGCGATTGGTTCTCGTACGTTGCGGGGATGTTAGTTACCGCGCAGTTGAACACGCCGAGGTCGTACGTTTTCACGTCCTGACCGGCCGGTGGAGGCCCCGCTCGTGTGTACTTGCCATACGACCCGCTGTTCTGTGCAGGGTCGCACTCGACGCCGGAGATGAGGCCGTCGATTACTTTTGCGCTCATAGCGCCGTCGTACTGCATCATAGTCTCTTTGTCTGAGAAGGGCTCTTCCCCAGCGTTGTACTGGGTAGCCATGATGATTGTACCCACCTGACCTGTCCCGCTCGACCCGATTGGTGCGATCGAGCTGCGGAAGGTGAAGATGAGTTGCTTGATGGTGTACTCGTCATAGTTCTGCGCCAGCTGTGACAGCCACGGGAACGTTGACTGCAGCGCCGGGTTGAGGGAGAATGCGGAGTTTTGGAACGACTGTCCCGCTGCCGTCCCGTAGATGTCAGTGAGATACTCCTTGTGGGATACCGTCACAGAACTTGCACCTGAAGGTGCGAACGACGGAACGTGTTCCGCTGCACCTTGCCCGTCGTTCACGATGGCGTTGGTTGTATAGTCACCGATGCCGAGTGCGCCCGAGAGTCCACCAAGGGCGCCCACCACGCCACCCTGTGAGCGTGCCCAGTTTCCCACAGCCCCGCGCACACCGGCCGTGCCTTTCCACATGTCACCCCAGAAGCCCCCGCGCCCTGTGTACATGCCAGAACCGACAACGTGGTTTGCGCCGTAATTGCGCACCATGCCCGGACCGGGTCCATTAGCTGGTGCCTGTACGTACTGCTTTGGCACCCATGCCTTTGCCCACTGTGAGCGAGGGTGTTGCAGTTTGTCGATCTTTACCGCCAGTGATTTGAGCGACTCGCCCTTGCGCCTCGTGGACTTGCGGCGGTAAGGCATCTGCGTGGTGTGTGGTGTGTAAGAACGTGGCAGTTTTAAATGCCACACTTTCTGAACGCACCTTCGAGATGGTTAAATCTCGTACGACGAAATATACTTCTCAATATAAGAAAGCTGAGAAACAGCGTTGGCGTGCTTGGGTTCGTAAGAATTACGGCGCAAAGTACCTGCGCACGTCCAAGCGCGTTGTTCGCGCTCGCCCTACCCGTCGTCGTCGGGTACGCCGCCGCCGGAATGTGCGGTCAATGGCTGGCTTTCATGTTCCAGTCCTGTTTGAGCGCCATGCGGGTGTACCCTCCGTCTCGGCGCCCCCCGGTATCCACACAACCGGTGCCCCCCCACCCGGAACCCACAGGGCAGTTGACGACATCGACTACGTGCACTCTCTCACCGACCTCGGAGTCTCCCCCGCCGGTTCCTCTATCCGCGCCCTCAAGCGTGGTAGAGGTGCGATGTGAATGTTGTGACGGGCTATGTGTGTGCACATACGATTAACGCCCTGCGCGTGTGTTTATGAGCCTGTACGCCAGGGCTTCGTCCGCGCGACGTTCGCGTAATTCGCGAATTTGCTTTGTGCGTTGAAGCTTTCTGGCTCTGAGGATTCGTGTTGTTCTGCGCACGTAGTTGCGCCTTACGCGTTGAATGCGCCGCGCTGCGAGATCCATGTCAGTAGCGCGGCGGTACACACCACTGAGGCGTCCGAGGTTCTGGTGTGTAAAGTTCGCATTGTAGTGTACGCGTCTGAACACGGTAGGCATAACGAATGAATTTCCTCAATTCACTCTCGCGTAAGGGTTTGATTTCACGTATTCGCGCGATTTCCGAGCGAATTGCGGATCTCCGCGCAGCTCGTGTTCATTACACTGAGCATTTTCGCGCAAATTCTCCCGCTGCCGCTGCGGCTTACAACGGTGATGACCTTTTGTTTGTGCGTCTCGCTCCCCGTATGCGCGCCGCTGCCCTCGCTCATATGCGGCGACTCTCTCGTCTGATTCTGCACGAGAATCAGCTCCTTCGCCAGCACCGCGCCGCTTTCGCCTGGAGATTCACACCCCGACGATGAAATCAGTAAAGGGCACAGCGCCTAGCGTCTATACGGCGAAGCCCAGCACCGTAGGTGATGAATGCACACTGGTGTGTGCCGGTGTGGGATGGAAGTGGAAGTCGTTGCGACTTCCATCCCAATCCCGGGATGTGGCCAGCGTAGTATTACCTGGCCACTTCCATCCCCCTCCCGTCTGGGGAGGGGGTGACCGCCGTGATAGGCGGTCGGGGGTGGGGACGTGACCGCGCGTGACAGCGCGGTTTGGGGGGTCATTGGGGGGCGCGCCCCTTTTAGCAAGCCCCTCAATGTGGGTCCACTTTATCTCTAAGACCCACAGTGCGGGTACCGCACAGCGCGGGCGGGTAGCGCCCGCGACGCTGTTATGCTGGCGAGCTACTCAGACTCCTCGCCGTCCTCGGAGTCGGAGTCTGAGACGTCCTCCTCGTCTGGCACCCACGTGACGCCGTTCTCGTCGGTGCCCTCGATGCCCGCCTTGCGCGCGCGCTTGGCGGGCCGCTCGGGCTCCTCGCGGCACTTGTCGCACGCCCGCGCGCCCCAGCAGCAGCGCTCGGCCGCCGCCGCCGGCCCCGCGGAGTTAAACGCGTTGCGCTGTGCGTCGTCCATCTCCGCGATTGCGCAGCGCTGCTGCAGCGACGCAGCGCGCGCCGCGAGCGCGCGCCCCACGTTCTTGGGCGTCTTGAAGCCCGCCGCCGTGCGCGCCGCGCCCTCGGCGTCGCCGTGCAGCGTGTCGAAGGCCTGTGCGCTGAGGCGCACTGTCGCGGCGTTGAAGGTCGTCACCGCGAGCCCCGCGCGGTCGTCCTCCTCTGAGTCGTAGAACAGCTCCTGCTGCTCGTGCGACGTCTTGGTGCCGGGCATCACGAGCGTGTCGCGCTTGATGTCCCACAGCTCCAGCCGGTCCTCCGACCACCAGCCTGCCTCTGGCGGCGAGTTGGAGAAGAACACCACGTGTGGCGGCTCGAAGCGCACACAGCAGCTGTCGTACTTGGACGAGTTGTAGAAGCCGTTTTTCAGCTGCTCCGCCATTGTCGCGAGGTGCGAGCGGAACTCCGCGTGCGTGCGCGGCACGTCAAAGATGACGATGCCTGCCTTGTTCTTCTGGTACGTGTGGTACATGTCCGTGAGCTTGCCGGACAGGTACGTCGAGCGGTAGCCCGCGTGCGTGTTGGAGAGCAGGTAGCGGGTGAGCGTCGACTTGCCCGCGTTGCCCTTCTCGTCGAGGACCCAGATGATCTTGCGGTCCTCACGCGGTTTGGCGAGGCGGTCCAGCAGCCGCTGCTGCCAGCGGCGCCACACGGGGGCGGCCATTGGGAGCGTCGCCTTGTCGGCGAGCAGGTCTGCGATGTACTGCAGGCCCTTGGACATGCGCACGAGGCATGACGAGTGCTGCTCCGTGAGTGACGCCAGCGCGTCGCGCTGCGTCATGCCCATGGCGATGGCGGCTTTGAGTGCGTCCACCGCCATGTTGATGTCCGTGCGCTCACCCTGTGTGCATTAGAGGGTGAGGAGGTAAGTGACGTGTCTGTCCCACCAGTCGCGGCCCCGCTCGTCGCGCTCGTCATCACCCACCTGCTTGCTGACGGGCATTGTGCCAAACTCTGCCGTGATTTTGACCCCGTCAACGAGCACGGCCGTTTCAAGCTTGCGCACGTAGTCGGCCGCCTGGACGACGGTGCCCTTGCGCACCTCCCAGTGCACGGTCGCGCCAAACTTCTTGAGCCCGCCCAGGCGCTTGTTGTTGGCGAACGTCACGACGAAGTGTGAGTGCAGCCCCGACTTGCCGTCCGCGGGCGTGGTGCACCGTTCGAGGCCCGCCAGGCCGTACTTGGCGCCGCCCTCGTGCTGTAGCAGCGCGAGAAACGCTTCCATCTCGT